TTAATGGCCTGCGGTGCATTAGCCGGGGCAATTCCTTTCGTCGTAGAGTCGACATACTTTTCCATCATCGTCTCAGGGGCATTGCTCCTCTCACTCCTGATCGCAATCTATCACCTCTGGTGGAAGGTACGCCAAAATCAAAATGAAGAAGAAAAGTAAAGGCCCTATAATCAAGTTAAAGAAACTTGGTAATCAAAAGGCTTGGGGAACTGCTTGGACAGAGGGACGCTATTCCTATATCGAGCTAGATCCACGACTTGGTGCTAAACCGGAGTTTTCCGAGAAAAAAATCGACCGCCTCGGTAAAGACATCTGCCAGACATTATGGAAACTTGGCTTTCGTCGCGTATTAGCAGACCCACACTCAACACCTACACGCATATCTAAATAACATGGACTTAAACATTAACTCTTTAGCTGCGATACTTTCAATCGCGTCCGCCCTCGCAGCTTGGGCAGTGATTCCGTGGAGAGTTAGCCAGGTTGAGGAACGCATCAAGCGACTCGAGGAAAGCGAACGCAACACCTCGACGCGACTCGCCAGTATTGAGACCGAGTTAAGGTTGACCCGCCATACCCTCGAGCGGATAGCCGAGAAATTGGACGTAAGTTAAGGCGTTGGGGTATTCGGACGCTCGGGGCATCAAAAGGCTTCTGAGGGCATCTGAGATGGGTCTATTGGGGGTCTGGTGGTTGTAGTCTAAGGGGTGTCTGGTTAGCCTGTTTTGGGGTTAGTCAAAAGTTTTGCATTTGCTCTGGACAATGTCTGGTCAAAGGTTATGACTAATGAAGTATGAATAACCCTACTCCCAACAACTCCTCCACAAATTATATCTTAACAACCCTAAAAGGTTACGAAGGCCAATGCTTCAGTATTAAAACAACTGATGGCAAAATGATGGGCTTCGTTATGAAATGCACTTATGGTGAAAAGTATTCAGCAATTTATCATCCTCGCGGTCATGGTCGTGTGATTCCTCGCAGTATGTTAGGCATCGCTGAACGCACAAGCATTGAAGAATGTGCAGAGATTGTAACGAAAACCTATATCAACCGCTATAGTCGTTTTATCACTATCTAATTTTACCCAACAACTAAACCTATGTACAACCTATCCCAACACCACGAAAACTCATCACGCATGAAATTCACCGATCACAAAACAATCACTTGGCTCATCTTCGAGCTGGGTTATCTCAACGACGCTATCTTGCGTGGAGACATTATCCACTTTAAGAACGCTCGCAAGTTAGCCGAGAAGCACTGCGACACTGCTAAGAAGGAATTAGCCAGGGACGGTATCACCGACAGTTTCTTTATGGTCTCAGACTTCGGTGGTCGTATCGCGTTATCCTACGAATACAAATACCCCGACGGCTTTGCGATTACTTGCAAGCGAGTGATTCCTACCGGAGACATTAAATAATAAGACTATGAAACTTATGTCACTTATCGCATTCACCCTTATCGCTAACTACGCCCACGCCTTTGACGATGTGGCTATCGCTTCAGCCATCGCACAGGTAGAGACAGGCGAAGATTACAACGCCATCGGGGACAGGGGCAAAGCAGTCGGGGCTTACCAACTCCACCGATCCGCTTGGATTGACGGTTGCACTCAACTGATGCGTGAAGGCAAGCAGGCCTATTCCTACGACCAATGGAAAGACGCGAAGACTCAGGACACCGTTGCCCTTGCCCTTTTGCGTTCGCTCAGAGGCCGTTTAGCGTCTAAGGGTATCACTGACCCTACACCCGAACAATTAGCCCTGTGTTGGAATATGGGCTTCACAGCTGCGAGCCGTATTGGGTTCGACCATCGTAGCGCTAAATCAGATTACGCTGAACGCGTTGGTAACTTGACCCGCAAATAAACCCATTTGCAAAACCTTTAACACACTAAGACTATGGCTAAGTGTACCAAGACCCAGAAACTTACTTCCTCGCAATCGACCCAGGAGCAAACGGTGGCTGGGTATATAAAGGAGGGGCTACTATTATCAGCGGTAAAAATAATGAACTTGAACGAATTACCCTTAACAAAAAAACAGTTGTTGTTGTTGAGAAAGTACCACCCTATGTCGGAAAGTTTATTCCTTCATCTTCTGCATTCAAACTTGGTTATTCCTATGGCTGGATTGTGGGGAAATTCTCGGACTACAAAACGCACCACATCACTCCGCAAGCCTGGCAGTCGTTCCTCGACATCGGCACGAAAGGCACGAAGACAACCACGCAACACAAGAACGCGTTGAAGGACGAAGCGATCAGACTATTTAAAGACCAACCACGAATTACACTTGCTACCGCTGACGCCTATTTGCTATTACATTACGCACTTAAAAACAAACTCTCTTAATATGACTAAATCTAAAAACGGAATGGACTTTGTAAAACAGATTCCCGACTCACAATATATCGTACTGATGGACGGCGAAGTGGCCCGGCTATTAAAGCCCACCATTAAGAACGGCAAAACTTATTACAACCTCCGCATCAAAGGAGAGATTGGACAATACTCTGCTGAAGAGATTGCGAAACTGATTAAATAATTTCCACCCAAAATAAACCTATGCCTAAAGAACCAACAACACCCACTGCCGACTTAATCAACGCTCTCGCTGAGTTTGAAAATGTTAAGGCTAACAAAATTAACCCTGCTTTCAAGGCACGCTATGTATCGCTCGACGCACTGCTCGAAGCCTGCAAGCCAGTCCTGCACAAGCACAACCTCGCGCTGATCCAAACGCTGGTCAGTGACGAAGGCAAAGTAGGCATCGAGACTTCTTTCCTGCACGCCTCAGGCACATCGTTTCCGTTTGGTAAATTGATGGTGAAGGCTGAGAACTTAACGGCACAACAGGTAGGCGGTGCTTTAACATACATTCGCAGACAAAGCATACAGACGGCCTGCGGTATCTCCGTTGACCTTGATGATGATGGACACCGTGCCTCTACGCCTATTGCACCTCAAGCTGCGGTCACTCAATCCGCACCATTAAAACAATCCTACATCGCAGGAACTAACAATGTCCGATAAAGAATTTATGAAAGAAGTACCGATGGTAACTTTAGACGAACTCGTTGCTGGTATCACTAACCATAACAAACTATTGACTGCTGAAGCTCGAATCAAAGCTCTTGAAATTGCCGGTGATCGCCTCGCCTTCCTAATGCTCAACGGCACGACTACCGAAATGAAGAAAGCCATTTGGGAATGGCGTGAACTTAATCCTCGCAAGAACGATGGACTCAATTCCTAAGGCCGTTATTAACCTGGTTAACTTTTGCAAAGAGGATTATCAGCTTATTCTCTGGCTCGACGGAGAAGCCTTTGCCGAATTTAGCACTGACTCCAAAGCCGAGTTTAGCAAAGCCCTGAAGGAATGGAAGCAAGTCAACCTTCCGACCCTCTCGCGATCAGTCTATAAAGTATATGTGCGAGGAAAGAAGAAACTAATTGAAGCCGACTTTTAACATACATCATGAGCAACTCCACACACGAAAACATCGAACGCTTACTGCGCCTAATCCGTGACAACCTGGCTGACTGCGAACTACACCATAACACCCAGACCGTTAAGAACGACCACGCCAACCTCGAGAATGCTATACTCGCAGCTCTCATCGAAGCGAACCGAATCGAGCCTGAACGCTTGGAAGAGATTGCTGATGTAAAACCTTTGCACGACCGCATTCACTCCATCGTCTTAGCACTACGCGTCTCACGCAACAACCTTGAACGCTTAGAGCATTATGCGGAATTAGCCCTTGCACACGCTCGCGAAGTATCGCATACCGTTGAAGAGCCTTATGACGACCACGAACTTTAATTCACAAACTACCAACAACTAACTAACACACCTATGCCTATCCAAGACATCAAACGCATACAATACGACGCACTTCAATGCCTAAATTATTCAGGCATGAAAGAACTGTTAAAATCACCGGCACATTATCAGCTCTACCTAAACACCGTTCGCCCTGAAAGCAAAGCACTACGCATCGGTAAATTAACTCATGCGTGCGTATTACAGAACGAACTCTTTCAAAAGTATAAACCGAAGCCCGACGCTGATCGCAGAACCAAAGAAGGAAAAGAGATTCACCAATTCTTTATTGATAACTTAAAAGAAGACGAAGAGGCCTGCGACGCTGATGAATACGAAACCGCGCTAAAACTCGGTGACGCTATGTCTGGCCTGCTTAACAAATACGGAGTGAGCAAACCAGTCGCTACCGAAATGACGGTCGTGGGTATCGAGAACGAACACTGCACGATTAAATCATCAATCGACTATGTAGCCGAAGATAAAGACGGACGCGTATGGCTCTACGACTTAAAGACAACTGATGACGCAAGCCCTAAGGCTTTTCTACGCACTGCGTATCAATACAATTACCACTTACAAGCTGCGACGTACTTACGCACCTTCGAGAAATATACTAAAGTACGCCCGATGGGTTTCCGTTTCGTAGTCGTCGAGAAAGAAACATACCAGGGAGCAATCTATGACCTCGGTGCAAACATCGCAACCGACGGCATCATCAAACTCGAGAACTGCATTAAGACCTACACTGAATGCGTTAAGTCTGGCGTATGGCCCGGCTATGATAGCGGAATAAATGTCCAGATGCTCGACTGGGAAAATAAAGGCTCTACAGGCACACCAATCACCTTCGCATAATTTTAACATACACCAAACATACTATGAGCCAACCATCACCCGATCGCCCACCCCTTACCACCATCGACACCTCTGGCGTTTATGTCTTACGACTCTGCAAGCCAAAGCCTGAGAAGTTTAAGATGAACACTGCCGGCTTTCCATCGGTGTCAGTTTTCTTTATGACTGCAGAGGGTCTCTGCTTTAACAAGAACTACTCCACGCAGTACGGCACTAAGTCGGTCGCTATGCTCGTCGGTAAATTTACTAACAAATATGTTCAGTCTCCCGAGCAAATGACGCTCGAGGCTTTCACTGACTGCATTAACTCAGCTGCGAACTGTGTCGCTGAAGTAGACCTCGAAGTGACCCCGAACGGTGAATGGAATGGTCGCCCGCAATTTAAATATAAATTCAAATCAATCAAATCAATCTTAGGTAACTCAAATGGCCAGCCAACGCTTAACGCCGAAGCACCTCAAGTACCTGACTTCACGAAGCCTGACTCGCCATTTTAACGTGGACGATTCAGCGCACACTGATCCGTTGGAGAGTATCTTCCCCAAACGGACATTGGTCTTAATCTGCGGATACGCACGAGCAGGCAAGGACACGCTCGGGGACGGCATTCTCGAGTGGTCTGAAAAGAACGCGGAGAAGATTAACTTTGCGGACTCACTCAAAGATACCGCCAATGTATTCCTTGATTGCCTCGACTTGCAAGGGGACTTTCACGACGACCGATTCAAGGACACTAACCGACGCTTCCTTGTCTCCTGCGGAACATTTGCCCGAGACCTGAAGCCTTCTGTGTTCGCTGAGATAATGGCCCAGACGGTCGCACAAGGCTACGACGATGACGGTATGGCACTTGATACGGTTGTCTGCACTGACTGGCGTTACCTGAACGAGCTGATAGTCTGTCAGAAACTTTTAATTCCTCTCGGCTGGAAGGTACGCACGGTTTATATTTCCACCTCCGGCATTTCAGCTGCGAACCCTGAGGAGGCTAATAGCATTTGCGAGATTCGTGACATCGTACGCTTCGACCAGGAGTATCACTTCGACACCGAACAACGGCAGTTAATCATGCACGAAGGGCGTATGCTTGCTAAGCAATGGAGTTTATAACACATAACACTACGGACGAAGAGCGTCCTTTCCTGAGCTCAGAGCAATTAGACTATGCTGAGAGACTTGGGATCAGCGCACAAAGAGCCTACTGGTTAGCGTCCTGCCCTAAGAACACTCGCATCGGAAACAAAGACCGACCAGCCACTACATTCAATCGCTTCGACCCAGAGCGTTCGTATCTCTACAAACAACCAGGTGGTAATTATTATTACTTCCGACTTAAACGCGTTGATGTTTTCATTATGCGGAAACTATCGAAGGACTTTGAGAAGGCTAAGAAGATGCGTGACGCGATTATACTTCAAATGAATTTAACCCTAAAAAAATGAGCAACCCAATACGCTTCGTAGCAGTAGGCGATAATCACGGCGATATGGTCGATGATGAGTCGTTTCAAGCCGTCCAGCAATTTATCAAAGACTACAAGCCCACCGTGCGCGTACACTTGGGAGACTGTTTTGACTTCCGATCACTGCGTCGTGGGGTTGGTAACGATGCGGAATCTGCGGAGAGCCTGAAACAAGACATAGAAGGTGGCATCGACTTTCTAAATATGTTTAAGCCTACGGTCTACCTATGGGGCAATCACGAAGCACGCTTAGATCACCTCATCGCTAACTCAGGCTCGGCACTTGTACGCGACTACTGCGAAGATGTTAAGACCGCTATCAATTCAGCTGCGAGAAAAGCCGGTGCAAAAGTAATCCTACCCTATCACGCCAAAAAAGGAATCTATCGACTTGGGCCTGTGGCTTTCGGTCACGGCTATGCACACGGCACTAACGCAGTAATCCAGCAAGGCATACATTACGCGGATACAGGTGGCGGTTTTATCTGCGGACACATTCACCGACTTGAACAGGTTAATTTACAGAAGCACGGAGGCGGTGCAGCTTACTCTGCGGGTTGCCTTTGTCGTACCGATGACATGGCTTACAGCTCGATGAGATTAGCGACGAGCCGACACGGTCACGGCTTCGCCTATGGCTACATCGACGGCAACGATTGGAAGGTGTGGCTCGCTCATCGCGTCGGAAAGAATTGGGTCTGGCAGTCTGATCTAAATATCTGGTCGCCTAAAAAATGAACCGCGACATTAACAAACTTGCCAATCGTTTGCACCAGGCACTCGAAGGCATCTCACCAAAAGGTAAAAATAAACTCCCTGCTAAATGGGTTACGCGCCAAGAGATAGCCAATCACTTTCAAGTAAGTAAAGACGCAGTCGACGCGTATGCTAAGAAGCACGGCTTACAATTCCGCGTTGAGAAAATACAATACGCCTGCACAGGCCTCATTAAAACGAAACTCCACTATCTACCGGACTTCGCCCAATGGAAGCCACTCCGCTACTCCAATTCGATATACTGGAAACGCGACGATAAATAATTATCTTGAACGGCAACCCAACTGCCGACACTAACGACTCTCCCAACAACCCTATGTTAAAACTCCCTTCTGCAATTTACGCTGAACGCTATCTGCTCGGCGTGGTGATCCGTGACGGCCTCGACATCAAAGACCTAACGCCTGCCGAATTTTACGAACCAATCCACCAAGAGATTGCCTACTGCGTAAAAGCAATAAACGAAACGGGCAACCACCCCGACGAACTTGTTATCCTTAATGCACTGCGAGCAAACAACTCTGTCGTGCAGGCACACTACATAAACGAAATAGTAAGCGAAGTTAAGGAGTCACGATTTAACCAGGCTTGGAGCGATGAGATAAAACGCACCGCAGCTCTCCGTGCAATCGCCATCAATGCAGAACACGTCCAACGACTCGCCTCTGATCCGAACGCTGACCCAGAATCTTTAATCGCGTACAACGAAGGTACACTTAAAAGCCTAATCAAGCGCGAGAAGAAGTCTGGGCCGATGCTAATGAACATCGAGGCGATGAAAACATTTGAACGTAAGGAAGACCCGAACACGGTCATCGGTAATCGCTGGCTATGCAAGGGCGGGTCACTACTGCTGGTCTCGCAGTCGGGCGTGGGCAAGTCATCGTTCGCTATGCAGTTTTTAGTTTCTTTATGCACTCACAAGGAATTTTTTGGTATCAAAGCAAAGCGACCATTGCGCGTGGTCATGTTACAAGCGGAGAATGACCTTGGTGACGTAGCCGAAGCCTATCAGGACATTACAGGCGGTATGGATTTATATCCAGCAGACCAGAGAAACTTGGACGAGAACCTTTTTATTTATCGTGATACTAATTCAGTTGGTCATAAGTTTCTGGAATCTATGCGCACACTTATTGAGCTGCATCGAGCTGATGTTATCTTAGTCGACCCTCTGCTTTCCTTTGCCGGGATTGAAGTAGCCGATCAGAAGCAAATGACAGACTTCCTACGCCACGGTGTTGCTAAGGTGCTTGAAGACACTGGGTGCATACTGGTAGCGATACACCATACGACCAAGCCAAAGTCAGCCAATGATAAGGAAGGCCAGACCATAGCCGATTTAGCATACAGTGGTGCAGGTGCATCGGAACTTGTTAACTACGTCCGAGAGGTTGGCGTACTCGTCCGACAGCCAGGAGAAGCCCCAGTATTTAAATTTAGCCTTACTAAACGCCGAGGCAGGGCAGGCATGAAAGACTTTAGGGGAGAATTTAAGGGTGACATTATGGTCAGACACTCTCGCGTTGAGGGTAAGATTAAGTGGGAATACGATGATGGCACACTATCCGCCGAGGAACAAGCCAAGCAAAAGTACACCCAAGGCACTTTACCAGTGGGTCATTCCAGCAACGCTAAGGGGTCAAGGCCGCGTTCTGATAGCGTATAGCATACCAGACTACCAACCAGACTAAATTAGACCTTATTTCCTATGGGTGACAAACCTTATGACAAACCTTATGACAAACCATCTTACCACAAGGGTAAGGGTTCTCATTACGCCCTATCGCTACACTCGGGCTATTCGAACCTCTAAATTCCAACCCATGAAATACAAAATAAAGTATGCCGGGGCAAATGCTCGTAGAACCTACCATAAAAAAAATCCAGAGAAGTCTGCACAAATACAAAGGATAGCAACATTAGCTCATCAAAAGAAATGTTTAGATAAAAAGAATAATTTACTATTCGTCCTAAAGAAACAACCATACCAATTAACACCTGAGGAACTAACTGAGTTTATATTAACTCTCAGGTATTATAACCCCAAAGGTAAAAGAAAGAAACACGACTCTATGATCCGTAGGCTAAGACGCTATGGCTTTATTTCATTCGATACATTGCTTGGGAAATGGATTAACTTAACACTGTTGCAACTTCCTGAGACCGAGTGAATACGAATTTATGAATAACGAACTCTTTAAAAAACTTTTAGATGAGAAGCGAATTCCTAATAATACAGTTATGCTTGGCCGTGTGGGGTCGCACAGTCACGGCACATTTATACCAGGGGCAGATTCAAACTTGGTGGGTGACGTGGATCTAATGGGTGTGTGTGTTGCGCCTATAGATTCCTATATTGGTTTAGGAAACTTTAAAGATGTGATTCACAAGGAGGCCCAATGTGATATTGCCGTATTTGAGATTCGTAACTTCACTCGTTTGCTCCTCTCACAAAATCCTACCGTTTTAGAATTACTTTGGCTTAAGGAAGATTTATATATCCACGATAATATACAACGCCAATACATTGAACAACGTGAGATTTTTTCTTCTAAGTTAGCTTATAAAACCTTTATCGGTGATAGGCGTTCACAAATAAAAAGCATCAAGATAAATAAATTTGAAAACTATATGGGTGCTGAACGTAAATCATTAGTTAAAAAGTATGGATACGATATCAAAAGAGCCGCACATAATATCAGAATCCTTAGGATGGGAATTGAATTTCTTAACACGTCTAAATTGAATGTATTCAGAGAAGATGCTTCTGAACTCATTGATATAAAGACCGGTAAGTGGGAGTTAGATAAAGTGACGTCTTTAGCAGACAAACTTCTTATAGACGCTGAATTAGCACTGAAATCTTCCAAGTTACCTGATTGCCCAAATACTAAGGAAGCGGAACTGCTACTTATGAATGTGATTAAGCAGAAGCTCTTAAATTAAGACTTAACACTGTTGCAACTTTATTGGAGTCAACAGAGTGTGCGTTTGTGCAACGTAAAACCTGTTACGACGTAACGCCGTCCAATGCTAAAGAGGCTAAGTCTTTCGACGCGTGGTTCTATTCGTTGACCAAGAAAGAGCAAGATAAGTTACGGGATGGTGGTGTTCTTCCGTATAAGGAAATGTGGAAACCATCGAGGGTGTTTGAGATAAAGGAAAACCATAACGCCTGGTCATCGGACAATGTCCCCGATCACCGCACTGAGACTGATAACTTCGTTACGCGTGAGTGTGTCGGTCAGCTGCTTAAATCTTTCATCGATGCACTGGCCTTCACAAATAACTATTCCTTTCGCCGTCACGTCGAGCTGGTACGGTGGGCGTTAGAGTTACCGGGCCGTATGCCGTCGCGTAACCTCGCAGATATGTATGGTCTATCGCATGAGTGGGTTCAGAAGCGCGCACGCAAGATAAGGGAGGCGGTCAATGTTTCTGATATGTTAATCCTCGAGCCGTACACTGAGGCTGAACGATTAGAAATAAAACGCGTAATTAAAAAACCTACGAAAAAACGTGCAAATACCCCCTAAAAGGAATCTCTTTAGCCCCCCCTTACCTCTGGCGTGGCGTAGCAC